ACGCAGCTCAGGCTTGCGATCGATTATATCCAGATTTAAAAAATACATTACTAAGCACTTATGTCTGGTCTTGGACACTAGCCAAAATTCAACTGGCTAGATTGTCAACAGCCCCAATAAATGAATGGGAACACGCTTATCAAATGCCTGGCGATCATTTAACTGGTGCGCTGGCAGTGTTTGAGACAGATGGCACAGCTCAAAGATCTGTTCGTTATGGCTGGGAGATATATGGCGATCAGTTAGTAACGAACATGGATACGGTCTTTATTGATTATCAAAGAACTGTAACTGAAGCCAAAATGCCAAACTATTTTGTTCGTTTGTTAAGGACAGCGCTAGCAGCTGAGTTAGCAATCGTTATTACAGACCAGGCAACAAAAGCAGATTATTTTAGAGCGCTTGCCTATGGATCTCCTGGGGAAAACGGTAGGGGTGGTTTGATGCGCGAAGCTATGAACATCGATGCAAGAGGTCAATCAACACAAATTATTGAGGACTATTCTCTAATTCAAGTGAGGCAGTAAATGCGTGTTACTCAGTTTCAAACAAACTTTTCTGTCGGTGAATTAGACCCTTTATTAAGAGCTAGAACAGACCTATCTCAATATCAAAATGCTCTGGAAGAAGCAACAAATGTTATTATACAGCCTCAAGGCGGTTTGAAACGCAGAGATGGGCTAAAGTTTATTTATGACTTTGGAACAAGTTTTACAGATTTTAAACTTATACCTTTTGAGTTTAGCGTCACAGACAGTTTTCTTTTGGCTCTGGTTGTTGGTAGGATCTATGTATTCAAAGCTGGTGTTTTGCAACAAAATATAAATGGATCAGGTAATGATTATATAGCTGCCTCAGATATTACGGCTGCTATGCTTGATGAATTAACTTTTACTCAGGCTGTTGACACACTCATTCTATGCCATGAAGACTTGCAAACAAAAAGACTTGTCAGAAACACAGACACAAACTGGACTTTAGAAAACTTACCGCTAACAAATTTACCACAATATCCTTATGCTTTAAGTATACATTCACCAAATTTTACAATTACTCCCAGCGCAGTGTCTGGCAACATTACTATCACAGCTTCGAGCGTAACCACAGATACCGGAACTGCCCAGGCTGGGAGCGCTAATACAATCACATTGAAATCTTCATCTGCATACTCTTCTGATGACCAGCCTAATGGAATGTCCGTTACGCTTACCTCTGGCACTGGGGCTGGTCAGTCTAGGTTTATTGATGATTATGTAGCGTCAACTAAAGTAGCCACAGTTTATCCAAACTGGACCACAGCACCAGATAGCTCAACTGGTTATAAGGTTGAGGCTTTCTCAGCGGCAAGCGTTAACGAATTTGCTCAAGTTGATACTACTTTTGGACGAGCCAGGTATGTAGAGTTTGTAAGCGCAACAGTAATGAAGGCAGTTACAGAAGTTCCGTTCTTTGATACGAGTGGCGTTGTAGCTGGTAATTGGAAGAGTGAACATGGCTATGAGAATGTTTGGAGCAATGATCGAGGCTGGCCAAAATCAGCCACGTTCCATGAGGGTCGATTATATTTCGGTGGGTCTAAGTCTAGGCCCAATACCATATGGGGATCAAGAGTTATTGACTTTTTTAATTTCGATCCCGGCACCGGATTAGATGATGAGAGCGTTGAAGCAACAATAAACACTAATCAGCTCAATAGTATTGTAAGTGTTATAGCTGGTGCTGATCTTAGAATATTTACTACTGGCGGTGAGTTTGTTGTAATTCAGTCAGAAGATTCTCCGGTTACGCCAGCAACTTTTCTTATCCGGCCACAAACAAGACTTGGCGCAAAGCCTGGTGTTCCAATAGAAGATCTTAATGGTGCGTCTGTATTTGTTCAAAGACAGGGTAAAGCCATAAACGCATTTCAATTTGGATCAGGCACAAACTCATACCAAGTACAACAGATATCTGTACTTTCTTCGCACCTTATAAAAAACCCTGTTGACTTGGCAGCTCGTAGATCAACATCAACTGACGAGGCAGATCGACTATTTATTGTAAATGGTGATGATGGATCTATGTCAGTTTATTCTATTTTGGTTGGGCAAGAGGTTATAGCGCCCAGCTCGTTTACAACGAACGGCAGTTTTATTGCAGTAGCAACAGAAATATCTGATACCTTTTGTATTGTAAAACGTACCGTTAATTCGCAAGTTAGGTATTATTTAGAAAAGTTTGACAAAGATGTAACTCTAGATAGCGCTAAGACTGGAGGAGCTGCCTCCTCAACAACGATGGATCATCTTCAAGGGGCAACTGTTGAAATCGTGCGTGATGGCGTTGTAGAGCCAACTCAGACGGTTCCGGCTTCTCCGTTTACAATTACGTTTGCAGCAGCAGCTTCATCTTCTTTTCAAGTAGGATTAGAATATACAGTCCAAGCAAAGACAATGCCAACGGAGCCAGTGTTAAGTTCTGGGTCAGTGCAAGGCGTTAAGAAACGTATTGTCCAGGTAGATGCTCTACTTAATGAAACAAAAGATCTTGTAATTAATGGCAAACAAATATCGTTTAGAAATTTTGGCGTGAGTGTTCTTGATACACCTATTCAGGCATTTACAGGATTAAAAACAGCGCATGGTATCTTGGGATATAGTGCTACCGGACAAATAACATTAACTCAAAATGTTCCGTTGCCTATGACTGTATTAGGTCTGGAATACAAATTAAGTGTAGGAAACTAAAATGACTTCAGCATTAACCATTGGAATGTCGGTTGTTTCGGCAGCTGGAAAAATTAAAGCTGGTCGAGCTGAGAGAGATCGATATCGCAGAGAGGCAGATCTAGTTGATCTTAAAGGTCGTACAGAGGCTATAGCATATAAACAAAGGGGTGCTGACATATTAAGCAACCTAAACAATACTTTAGCGGCAATTATCGCAAGATCTGCGGCTGGTGGGGTTGATCCTACATCTGGATCAGCTGCGGTTTTGGCAACCGCCTCAACAGCTAATGGTATTACTGAAGCTAATATAGCCGCTGACAATGCTATACTCGCGGTTAATCAAGCTTCTGAGCAAGCAGATATTTATAGAAGCGCTGGAAATACAGCGTATAAATCATCTGTCATAGGAGCCATTGGAACTATTGGCACAGGTGCATATAGATACGGGCAACTATTATAGGTTAGGTGTAAAGATGGTTCTTCCAAAGTATCAAAAAACAGGAATAAAAGTTAGGCAGCCTTCTAGCATGGACTTCGCTGATGCGCGAGAAGAGGCACGTTTAGGAAGAACTATATCATCTGAATTAGATCGAATGAGCGACTTTGCGTTTCGTGAGGGAGAAAAGCTTGCAATAAGAAGGGGTGAGGAGCGTGTACGACAAGAGGGCGCTGTTCCTGTTCTCACCGCTCTACAGCAACAAGAAGGTCCACGCACTATTGCAGAACAAGCCGCTTTTGATGCTGCTAACAGAATTGCTGTTGTTGAAATAGAGACAGAAGCACGATCTGAAATGCGAAAGCTTGTTGCTGAAGCTGACGAAGCAAACATGGAGATCTCTCTTTTTAATGACAAGATGAGTGATATTCAGGATGGTTACACCGCATCTTTGCAAGTTGTAGATCCGATAGCGGCCGGCGTCCTTAATGCAAGACTTCAAGAGGACAATGTATCGTATTCAACAAAATATTCAGAAATTGTTACCACAAAAGCTAAAAATGCTTATGCAGAAAAAACAACAGATATATTAACAGAGGGCGCTCAAAAGGTTTTAGATTTATCTTTGACTGAGGGGGCTACTGAGGAAAGCATACGAAAGGCTGGTGAGGAGCTTCTTCAAACAGCTTTACTAAGAGGCACAGGTGACAAAAAAGCTCAGAAGCTTGTTGACTCAACTGTTGAGGCAGCAATTAGAGAAAACCTTTTCTTCAGGTTTGAAAATGCAGATGTTCTAGGAAAGCAAGCTATTATCGATGACTTGTCAGAAATAGAAAAATACCCTGGCATGAACTTTGAGCAAACGAGAAACTTTGAAGATAGATTTAGATCAGAGTTAAATTCAGAAATAAATACTGGTAAAACAAGATTTACCAACGAACTAGATGACGCAATAACTTTTTATGTAAATACTGGTAAAGTTAAACCAGGCTTTGAGATAGATGAAGATAAGCTCACAGCTCTTTATCTTGACGATCAGGACACGTTAGATGCGTTATTAAGACAATGGGAAAACACTCAGGAAGATGCTAAAACATATGGCGCACTATCTTCTATGCCAATCGCAAAAGCTAATGAGGTCTTGTTAGAATTACAAAACGAAGCAAAGAACCCACCAGAAGGCGCTACTGGTGCAGAAGCTGACATTTTAAAAACAAGGGCAGAAAATTTTCAAACAGCTTTAATTGCAAGGCAAGAGGCTTTACGAACTGATCCGGCCTCATATGTTACACAAACAAACAAGCAAGCCTCACAATTAACATCTACAGTTTTCAAAGAATTAGGTGAAGGTAATATAAATAATGCGGCAATAGCTCTTACTCGTCTCAACGAAACTTTAAATATTCAATATGATGTTATAGGCGTTCCTCAAAACGATAGAAGGTTGTTGTCAAAAGATGTGGCGCAACAAATGATACAAAGTATTCAAGCGATTGATGATGATGTAGAGATTGTAATATTACAAGAAATACAGCAAGGCGTTGGAGATCTAGCACCTAGATTTATTTCTGAGCTTAGAGATAACGGTTTAGCTCCAGAATATGTTGAGGCTATGTATATAGCCCCCAATAGGGCAGACCTTCAAAAGACTTTAGTAGAGCTTGCTCAAACAGATATAGGTGTTTTAAAGAAAAATATTACCTCTCCAGAAATGGGAAGAGATGCAGTAAGCGCCCTTAAAATTTTGGTAGAAGAATATAAAATATCTTATTTATCTGGCGGTGGATCACAGGCTCAGATAGATTTTGATAATCAATTCGGTGTTGCTGAAAAGCTGTTATATAAATATTTATCAACATCAAATGAGCAGCCCGATACTATAGCTGAGAGAGTGGCTGGAGAAATATTTAAAGAATATAAAAATGTTGTATTTAACAGCAATGCAAGCTTTGCAGCTCCAGAAGAGTTTAATGCTCAGGATATGGAAATCTTTAGCGGTAGCCTCTTAGACCCTCGTAGATTGCAAGAGATGGGTATTCAGGAGTTACAAGTCGCTGATTATCCTGGCTATATAAGTGAAGCGGTTTCTATGCGTGCTTTAGCGTCAAATGGTCAATGGTTAAACAATTCTACTGGCGATGGAATAGTTCTTCATTATAGAACAAATAGTGGTTCGCTGCTTCCGGCAAAATTTGATAATGGCCAACTTGTAGATATTAAATTTAAAGACTTACAAAATGTTGCAACAAACATAATACAAAAAGCTCCGTTGAGTTCGTTTGATACAACAGAACCAAAAGCAGCACCTACCTTTGGTGGGGCTGAAAGGCTTTTATCAGAAGAATACAAACAGCAAGCGTTTGGCGAGCAAGCCGATGATAATGAATTAGACCTAGACCCTATGAAGTATATGAGAACGATAGATAAAGGTGCTTCTTCTACAAACCGCCAGGCTTATACACAGCATATAACAGAACGGCTTAGCAACCTTGAGGAACCTTTAAGTTATACTGAGTGGTTAAAAACCCAATGATGCGATCGAGAACCTTAACTACAGATAATAGAATACTTCGGCAAATAGCCGGAAACGAATTATCTGTTGATTTAGGGTCAGCGGTGGGCGCTGCCTTTGATATGCCCACAATGGGGTCTTTGTTGCTAGATAAAATAGAACAAAACACCGCAGATACAGCTGCAAGGCGTCAAGTATTTCTAGATATGGATGCTGTTCTCCAAGAAGAAAAAAAAGAAATAGAAGATCAGTTGGCTGTTGAAACAGATCCTCAAGAACTTGATAGACTTAGAAACCGAGCGGTTGAAGTGTCTGAAAAGCTAGGAACACCAAAGGTTGATAGGTTTCAGGAAAAGGCATTAGAGATCGGAGTTTTCAAAACACCAGAAGAACTAAGGGAAATATTTGGTGATATTATTACATTTAATAGACCCATGTCAGAAGAAGAAGCTGACTTGCTTGTGCAAAACAAAAAAGAAGAAATGATTAGAGAGGCAATCATACAAGCTGGGCCAAAGGGTATTATCCCTGGTGTTGCTAAGTTTACTGGCGGTATGGCGGCAATGGCAACAGATCCATTAGAGCTTGCTTCTATGTTTATTCCTATCGTTGGCGCTACTGGTAGAGCGAGATCTATAGCAAGATATGGAAAGATACGAGGTAATGTTGTTGTTGGTGCAAAAGAAGGTGCGTTTGGCTCAGCAATAACAGAGCCTTTTTATTATGGGTTATCAGTCAATCAACAGCTTGATTATACAATGCAAGAAGCTTTGTTTAATATTGGCGCTGGTTTGTTTCTTGGTGGTGGCATTGGTAGCCTGGCTGGTGCTATTATGGCCAGAAGCGTAAACGAAAAAGAAGTTGTTGATATTGCTGAGTTTTCAGAAATTATAGAAGCAAGAAAGGCTGCTGAACCTATTTCTGAAGCAGAGGCTCAAGCTCGTGCAGATAAAATTGTTGCAAAGATACGAAGGGCTAACAATATAACAGGAGATCATATAACGTATGATCTAGCTCTCAGACAATTCATTACAGATCAAAATATAACAGCTGATATCATTCGCCCAAGAGCTGTTGGGAAGCCTCAAACATTAGGTCAATTTATTAGATCAAAAGGCGGCATCAATGATAATAAACCAACATTTAGAGGCGAGCTAAGAAGCAGAGACATAAAAGCTCGCACCGGATACATTAAGAAAGACGGAACGGCTGTTAGTTTTATAAGTGATAATGCTTCAGACTTAGATCTTGATGATATGGCAGAGTTAGCTTTCGAAGCTGGGTATTTAGGCAATAGGCAAACTGATGAGCTGTTACAAAGAATAGAAGAAGATGTTGCTGGCGATTATACATTCTCTACGGTCGATCAAGAGCAAGCAGATCTTTGGAGAGCATATCATCGAGGCGAAAGAGATTTTGATAAAGAGATAGATTTTCGTAATGAGGTTCGAGAAGAGTTAAAAGCAATCGGCCATAAGAATGTTACTGATGATGAGGTAGCAGCTGTTGCTGATCGTATGGCTAGAACTGGTGAAATGGTAGAAGATGCAGCCCAGGCAATAGCAATTAAGGTTGAAGATGTCCGTCAGGAAATGCTTGCTCGTTTGGGTTTAGAGCCAGAAAACGAAAAGCTAGCAGACTTCTCTGCATCAGAGCGTGCTGATGAAGTGTCAGATGTAACACCATATGATGAGATAATTGAAAGAGAAGCTGAGATTGTAGCGCAAGCTAGGGCGTCAGGTGAGCTTACAGATGAACAAATAAAAGCTTTAGATGAAATAGAAGAATTTGATAAAAGCCATGAGGCAAGAGTAGATGTTATTCGTGCTGGTATGGCTTGTGTAGTGAGGCGATAATGTCAGTTTGTTTAAATGTAATGAAGAAATCTAATGCAAATCGTCTGAATGATGATGAGCTTAAAGAACTTCTTGCAGAGCTACAAACAGAAAAGAAAGCCAGACAAGCAGCTAATCAATTACAGAACTTAGATAAAGCTGTTTTCAATCGTGGCGAGCTGATGATTAACGAAGCTGACATTGCAAGAATGATTGAGAAGCGTAGTCGTTACAAAAATATAATTGTAGAACAGAGGGCTATGGCATTGGCAGAGCGTGCTAACGAGGCAGCTCAAGATCCCTCTCTGGGCTTAGAGGCTTTGTTAGTTGGTGTAAACGCAAAGTTTGAAGGCGCACAAAAATCTGTTGATTCTCTTAATCAAGCACTTATGTCTGAGTTTATGGGTGGGTTTATTGCTGATCTTAAAAAAGCAAAGCTACACACTCAGTTTAATAACATGAAAGATGATTTTGAAAGAGAGGTATCTAGGGTTTTAGAAAACCTCAATCAAAAAGAGCCATTGCCAAACTCTAAAATTAACGCAAGTCAAGAAGCCATTGCAATGGGCGAGATTATGTTTAAATACCAGCGCCAAGCGCTTCAGCGAGAAAACATGGCCGGAGCGTTTATACGGCTCAAGGAAGGTCGTGTTGTTGGAGCAAGCCACGACATTCGCAGAATGGCTAAAGGTGGCAAAGAGGCTTGGGTAGAGTTTATAAATCAAAAGATAAACTGGCAAAAAACAGCTAACGGAGAGTTTTATCTTCCTGATGAAATGCTTGCAGATAGAGAGCTTGTGCAGAAACTTGCGACTGATAGGAAAGCTTTTCTCGAAAGATCTTATGACGCAATCACAACAGGCGTTAGAACGCAAACGGAAAGAACAGAAATATCCAAGTCATTTAAGGGGCCGGGCAATCTAGCTAAACGTGAAAGTGCCAGCTCTTTGTTTACTTTTAAAAGTGCAGATGATTGGTATGACTATGATCAAGAGTTTGGTCGAGCTTCTTTGCGTGAGGCGTTTGTGCAGGACGTTCAATCTTCATTACGCTCAACAGCATTGATGGAAATGCTAGGAACAAACCCTGAAGCAATGGTTGATCGTATTCAACAGCGTCTTCTAGAAAAATACAAAAGTGACCCAAAGAAAGTTAAAAGATTAAAAAGAGAAACGGCTGCTATAAATTTTAAGGCTGCTTATGCAGAGGTATCTGGAGATGTGAACTTAGGATCTCATTCCGATATAGCAAGGACTTTTCACTTTATGAGGTCGCTGCAAACAATGGCTAAACTAGGTGGTGCATTTATATCTGCCTTCTCTGACGTTGCATTTATTGCAGCAAACAGAATGTATCAGGGTCGATCACTGATGGATAGCTGGGGCGATGCTTTTAGTGCTGTGTTTAGAGGCATGAACGCTGGTGAGATGCGTGAGTTTGCAGATCGTCTAGGTGTTGGTATTGAAGGGCAGCTTGGGGATTTCATGAGCCGTTTCAATGCGTCTGATGATATACCAGGTCAAACATCAAAACTTATGTCAATGTTTTTTAAGCTTAATCTTTTACAGCCTTGGACTGAAAGCAACAAGCGCGGTGTTACGCTTATGATTGCTAATGATCTTGGTCGTGAGGCAAGTAAGAGTTTTAACAAGCTGCCCGATGATTTGCAGAGACTTCTCAGCATATATGATATTGATGCCGCTAAATGGAACAAGGCTCGTAAGAGCGCTAAGAAGGGGCCAGATGGCAGAACATACCTGATACCTGGTGAGATTGAAGATGTTTCATTACGCCAAAACTTTTTTGCATTGCTTGTGTCTGAGGCTGACAATGCTGTTCCCTCACCTGGCGCAAGGGAAAGAGCAATACTAAGAAGGGGGTATCGTCCAGGAACCTTTGGTGGTGAAAGTATAAGGTTTTTAACACAGTTCAAATCTTTTGGTGTTACAGCTCTCACCAAACCGTTAGGGCGTCAGTTTTATGGTTACGGTGCGGCAACAATGAATGATCAGCTAAAGCGCGGTCTTGGCGCTAATATGGGATTAGTTAATGCTGTTGTGGGTACGACTGTCATGGGTTACTTCGTTATGCAGCTCAAAGAGGTTATGAAGGGTCGTGAGATGCGCCCACATTCCCCAGAGACTTTTTTAGCAGCCGCTATGCAAGGTGGTGGTCTTGGAATATATGGAGACTTTCTATTCGGTGAAGCAAATAGATATGGCGGTGGCACATTACAAACATTAGCTGGGCCTTTTGTAAGTGAAGCCTCTGAGTTAGTAGATCTTTTACAAAGAGCTAGGGGCGTTGTTTTGGGCGGTGATGAAGATATAGGTGGCGATGTTCTTAGATTTGCTAAAGGAAATATACCTTTTGGTAATCTGTTCTACACTAAGCAAGCTATGGATTATTTAATCTGGTATCAGTTTCAAGAAACACTCAATCCTGGGTATCTTCGAAGGATGGAGAAGCGAGTGGAAAGAGAAAACAATCAAAAGTTTATTGTTAGGCCATCAAGTATTATCGCAACAGGTGGTGGATTTAGGTAATAATATTGGAAAATAAAACAAGATATGGTATAAGACAAACAAATCGAAGGATTATATAGATGACTACTACACCTATAAGTAATGTGACAAGGCGTGTTCAGTTTACTGGAAACGCAATTACTGGTCCTTTTGCGTTTACTTTCAATATTTTAGCTGACAGTGATCTCATTGTTATCAAGAATACATCACCATTAGATCTGTCAGTTGATTACACGGTATCAACAAATTCAAATGGCACTGGATCAATTACTTTGGGGTCAGCACTTTCGGCAACAGATATATTAACAATTATCGGTGGCAGAAGTTTAGAACGAACAACCGACTTTGTAACAGCTGGTGATTTGCTTGCTTCAAGCTTAAATGAACAGCTCGACAGCCTAGTAATTATGGCACAACAACTTGATGAAAAAGTTGGTCGTGCAATTACAGTTAATGCTGGCGATGAGACTGTAAGTTTAGAAATGCCAACAAAGGACAATCGCAAGGGAACGGTATTAGCCTTCAACGCAACAACAGGCGTTCCTGAAGCTGGGCCAACAATAGCAGATGTATCAACAGTTGCAGCGATCACGGCTGACATTTCAACATTAGCAGACATTGAGGATGGAACAACGGCAACTGATGCAATTTCTGGTGTGGCTGCAATAAAAACAAATGTAACAACGGTCGCTGGGGTTGCCTCGAGCGTTTCTGCGTTAGCCGCCACAGATGTACTTGCTGATATGGCGGCGTTAAATACGACAGCTGTACTTGCTGATATGGCAGCTTTGGGAGAATCTGCTGTTATTGCGAATATGGCTCAGCTGGGAACTGCCTCGGTTGTTTCAAATATGGCTCAACTAGGCACTTCATCAGTAGTGGCAGACATTGCTACACTGGCAGATATCGAAGATGGTACAGATGCAACAGATGCAATTCAAACTGTTGCTGGAGTTTCAACAGCCGTTGCTGCTCTTGGCCCAATAAGTGCTAATATTACAGCAGTTGCTAATGACGCAACAGATATTGGAAATGTGGCTGGTGCAATTTCAAATATTAACCTGGTAGCGTCAAATATTAATTCTGGAGTTCTCACTGCCATCAATGATTTTGGTAGTGTTGCAAATGCAGCTGTTTCAACAAATGATTATGGGAGTTTATAATGGCTATTCAAGTACAACTAAGACGAGGCACAGCAACGCAGAACAATGCGTTTACTGGTGCGATAGGTGAACTTAGTTTTGACACAACAGCTAATCAGATTCGTGTCCATGATGGGTCAACGGCTGGTGGTTTTAAAATTGGTGTAGGAGATTTTCCTACTGGTACAAATAACATTGCTCTAGGAAATACAGCACTTGATAGTTTAGATGCAACTAGTCC